GCTGACTATTTTGCTATAGCAGTTATGGAATTAGACGAAGAGACAGGAGTAGGAATACTTGTGCATACTTATGCTGGATTGGGCAACTTAAATAATCACGTTAAATATTTTAATTATATTATGACTTACTTTGATGTAGTCATGATAACCTTAGATAATGCTGGAGCAGATATATTTATTGATACATGCAACCAATCTGAAATATTTAAAGCGGCAAAAATTAATATCAAAGTCTTAGATTTCGATCCAGACGCAGAAGGCCCAGAGCATGAAATGCAATTACGCAACGCTAAAGCTCAATATAATTTATCAGAACATAGAATAGCATTTAATCAAGTTTTTACTTCTAATTTTATTAGAAAAGGTAACGAATATTTGCAAGCATGTATTGATTATAAAAAAGTTTTATTTGCTTCAAGGACTTGCTCTAATGATAAATTTTTTGATAATGTAGTAGGCACTAATCTTCCTAAAGATTTAATATTTACTGGTGACAAAATAGACTGGACAAATCTAGATTTCATAGAAAATCAAGACGACTTTATTTATCAAACAAAAAAGCAATGCGCCTTAGTAGAATATACCACTACTTCTAGAGGCATGCAAAACTTTGATTTGCCTCAGCATTTAAAACGTGGATCTTCAGCTACAAGAGCTAGAAAAGACAATTACTCAGCATTTATGTTGGCTAATTGGGGCGTCAAATGTTATAACGATATAATGAAACAAACTGTAGAAAATAATACATTTACATTTACTCCAGTAATGTTTTAGTGTAACTTTATAATAGCATGGCTAATTTGATCAGGAGAAAGCAGGTAGATCAGGTAGAGTTTTCAGGCTTCATCGTAGATGTAGGCGACGAAAACTACTATCCATTGACTAGCAATCCTTCTGGTTTTTTAGATCAGGCTAGTCTAGATTCTGCTACAGGAACTTTAAATTCTTCTATCAATTCTGTTTCTGGGGTTTTGAATACTACTATTTTAAATACTGGCGCAGCAGCTAACGCATATTCAAATACAGTAAGCGGCACCTTATCCACTAGGCTAGAATCAACAGGAAATTATTTAAGCGGGCAAATAATTTCTTTAAGCGGATATACAATTTCAGTCAGCGGCAATTTATATAATTCGGTCACAGGAGCAAGCGGAGTAGTAAGCACTAAAGTTGATACCGCAAGTGGATATTTAAAAGCTTATACTGATACAACTTCTGGCTTACTTTATAATCAAATCGTAGCTTCATCTAGTGCGACAGATGTAAGCAATATAGCTAGTGGAAATAATTTTAATTTTAGCGGCACGAAGACTTTTAAATCTCCAATAACAGCCCAAAGAATAAATATAAGTGGATCTACGACTCCGACGTCCATTTCTATAATTTCTTCTTCTGGAGTAGTTTCAATAGCTGGTAATGCTGGAACTTTTGTCAGTTATTATGAGACAGGGGCTAATTCTTCGCTATGGGCCGTGACTGATTCTGTTGGATTGCCGATGATTGAACTGTTCGATGATTATACTTTAATACTTGGTCATTCTAGCAGACCATCTGTCACTTTAAGCGGATTATCTGGATATGTTTTAATGCAAAATTTGCCTACTCAAACTCAAACTGGAGGCCTTCCTAACGGAACAATCTTTAGAAGTGGAAACCATTTAATGATTTTATAACATGAGAAAACCAAAAATTCAAGAGATCAAACCAATGATGACCGCTTATGCGGCGACTACTGAGAGTTCGCCAATACAGGCTCGTAGAAATTTGGCTGGCGACATTGAGAGGACAGATAGGTTTTATAATATTGATTATGGTCTAGTACCATTTAAATATTCTCATAGTTTACAAAATAAGAGCGGATTAAATATAAGAGACGCAGTAATATTGTGCCAAAAAGCTTATTATAATTTCTCTTCTTTCAGAAATGTTATTGATTTAATGACAGAATTTTCTTCTAGTAAAATTTATTTTACTGGGGGTAATAAGAAAGCTAGAGATTTTCTAGACGCTTTATTCAAAAAGATTAATATTGATAACTTTGTAGATAAATTCTTCAGAGAGTATTATCGTTCTGGAAATGTTTTTATTTATAGATTCGATTATAAAGTAAATCAAAGCGATATCTCTAAAATTACTCAAGTTTTTGGCTCAGAATCTTTAGCTGCGGCGGCTTTAGAACTTCCGTCTAAATACATGATTTTAAATCCAGCAGATATTCAATATGGTGGAAATATTTCATTTGTTGGTGGCAATTACTACAAGATTCTAACAGATTATGAATTGCAAAGATTGCGTAATCCAACGACTGATGAAGACAGAGAAGTTCTCAAGAGTTTAAACGAAAAAAATAGACTAAATTTACAAAAGAAAGTCCTTTCTGGTGCTGGAGCCTACATTACAATTCCTTTGGATACAGAGCAAGTGTCTGCTGTATTTTACAAAAAGCAAGATTACGAACCATTTTCTGTCCCTATGGGTTTTCCAGTATTGGAAGACATTAATTGGAAGCAGGAAATGAAAAAAATGGACATGGCATTAACAAGAACAACTCAACAAGCTGTTCTGTTGATTACCATGGGTTCAGAATTAAAGAGCGGCGCTTTAAATATTAATCAAAAGAATATCGAAGCGATGCAAACTCTTTTCCAAAATCAATCCGTAGGAAAAGTGCTTGTTTCTGATTTTACCACAAAGGCTCAATTTATTATTCCTGATATAGCTGGCATTCTTGATCCTAAGAAGTACGAAGTAGTAAATACAGACATAAGAGAAGGTTTAAATAATATTTTAATTGGAGATGAAAAGTTTTCTAGCACAAGTATTAAAACAAATATCTTCTTCCAACGGCTGGAACAAGGTAGACAAGCTTTCCTTAACGACTTTTTGATACCAGAAGTTAAGAGGCTTTGCAAAAACTTAGGTTTTAAAAACTTTCCGACTCCTCATTTCCAAGAAATAGATATCAGAGACGCTTCTGTTTGGAATAGAGTCGCTGCTCAATTAGTGCAGCTTGGAGTTTTGACTCCTGAAGAAGGGTTGCAAGCGATAGAAACAGGAAGACTGCCAGATCCAGAAGAGTCTTTGGAGTCGCAAAAGAAATTTAAAGCTTTCAAAGATGATGGATTGTATGCCCCAGTGGCTACTGGAGCAGGCGCTGCTGGCGGTTTATCGACAGGAAGGCCTCCTGGAGCCAAATCTCCTCAATCGACTAAAAACGTTTCTCCTCCTGGAACAAATAAAAAAGCTCCAGCTATAGCTTCTTACTCAATGAAAGGAATATCGCAAACTTTTAAAGAATACGAAATTCTTTCTGCCAAAGTAGAAGACTTTCTTAAAAAGAAACATAAGAAAAAATCTTTAAATAAAGAACAAAAATCTATAGCAGAGCAAATTGCCCAAAATATCATTATTAATGAAGAAAAAACAAACTGGGATTATTCTATAAAAGCTTATTGCGAAGGAGAAAAGCAAGATAATCCAGAGAAGGTCGCTAAACTATTAGAAATAGCAGAAGAGCATAATGTTGATATTTTTTCAGCAGCTATATTAAATATTAGTCAAATCTCTACAGAAAAAGTGTAATATTTAACGTTATCTTAAAATGAAGTTTGAAATAGAAGCGCAAGTTCCCAGCAAAAAGTCTGAATCGTCAGATTTTTATGTTGACTTTTCTCTTAGGCTGCTTTCGGCGCTAAAAGAAAGGGTCCAAGAACACAATGATAAAAATGACAAAAAAATCAGTTTAAATCAAGTCATAGAGAAGTATTACAGTGCCGCATCAAATTATATTAAAGACGAGTCGATTGATATAAACACTTATTCAATGGCTAAGGTAAATGAGTTCTTGGAGGGGAAAAAGGGAGATTTCAATTTAGATAAAGCGGAGAAAGATATAAAAAAATATGGTTTAGATTTTGACTTCGAAAATGTTAATAATCTATATATATCTTATCCAAAGCAACAAACAGATAAATGGTTTGAAATTTAATTATGATCTATAACTATACTACAACATTTAGCTCTGTTCTAAAACCATTGGTTTCAGAAGAGAAGGATAAGTATTTAGCATTGGCATCTCTTATGCAAGTTGGGAATTTTATTCCTAATGTCAATACTGAGAAAAACGTTGATCTTTTGCCGATTGCTTTTAATGCCGCTGTAGTAAATAGAGTAAATAAGAACGGTGACGTTATAGATACAGATACAGCTATTGCATCTTATAAAGACTTTATCAACAAACCAATAAATATAGAACACAATAGAGAAAAAATTGTTGGCGTTATTTTAACCGCTGGGTTTAGTGAATTTGGGTCAGACGTTTCCCTTTCGGAAGAGCAAGTCAAAGACTTGAAAGGGCCATTTAATATCACTCTTGGCGGCGTTATTTGGAAAATTGCTAACCCTCATCTAGCCGATAAGATCGAAGAGTCTAGCGATGCTACTAGCGATAAGTATCTATCAGTAAGCGCAAGCTGGGAGCTTGGCTTTAATGATTATAATGTTGTTATGATTGATGGAGAGTCTAAAAACATAGAAGACGGCTCTTTAATTTCTGACGCAAGTCAAATAGAAAACATCAAAAATAATCTTAGAGCTTTTGGCGGATCTGGCAAAGTAGATAAAACAAAATCTATTTATAGAAAAGTTATTGGTAACGTTGTACCACTAGGAATTGGCTTAACAGAAACACCTGCTGCTGATGTAAAAGGCGTTGCTACGCTAAAATCAGAAGCTTCTGTAGAGATTAACCAAGAAAATATTTCCAAAATTGACAATTTAAATGTAAATACAGATAACGATAATAAAGTTATGAAAATTCAAAGCATCAAAGACATCACTGATGAGAGTTTGAAGCAAGCAACAGCTTCTCAAATTTCTGATCTTATTGAACAAGAGCTAAAGGTAGCCTCCGAAAAATACGCTGCCGAAAAAGCTACTGTTGAACAATCTTTAAAAGCAGCCAACGAGAAGTATGATACTTTAGCTGCCGCCCAAGACACTCTCCAAAAAGAAATTGCTGCTCTCAAAGCTTCACTCGAAGCTGCCGAAGCCGAGAAGCAAGCTATTTTGGCTAATGAGAAGTTTAACGAGAGAATGAATGCTTTTGATGCTGAGTACGATCTAGATAGCGAGACTAGACAAGTTCTAGCTTCTGATATCGCTGGTCTTGATGACGACTCTTTTGCCGCTTACAAAAATAAGATGGCAGTATTTATGAAGAATAAGAAAAAGGGCGAAAAGAAAGAAGCCGCAGAAGGACCAAAAGAAGCCGCAAGCGCTTCAGTCTCTGAGGTTATTGACCAAGTAGCTGCTAATGGCGAAAAGAAGACCGCAGTTATTCCTGCTACTTCTACCGCTTCTGAAGACTCTCTCTTCAATAAATACAAACAAGCTTTTGACTACGATGGATTCGTAGTTGGATAAAACACATAATACAATATAAGGATAAAATATGGCTTACAAACTAAGACCTTTTAGAGATTATGATGAACATGATGTATTGAATCTGTTCTCATACGACACAACTGGTTTATCCGCTGGTTCGATCAGCATCACCAAGGGAACCTTGGTCAAGATCGCTACTGGCTGGAAAAACTACGATTCAGGCGTAGAGCTTGGCGGTGGATTAGAATTCATCGGCAGCGCTGGTACGCTTTCCCCAACTAACGTTGTTTCTCAACGCTATGGAGTTACCGCTAAGGTTGTCACCAGCACTACTGGTGAAACCCCAATCGGCATGATGCTCTATGACGTAAAAGACGTTGATGAGAATGGCGAGCTTCTCAAATATAAGCCTCGTAAGGCTGCTGAGATGCAAGCTGTAATTCCTGGCCAAGCTGTTCCCGTTGTAACCCGCGGTATCTTCTTGGTTCAAGGCGTTCTAGGAACTCCTGCTGCTGGTGGAGTTGCTTACGCTGGTGGAACTGGACAAATCACTGCTTCTACCGGAGCTGGTGGTATCGCTAACGTTGCTATCGGTAAGTTCCTCGGAGCTGCTGACACCAATGGTGAAACCCTCGTTAAATTGGCCCTATAATATAAAGGATTAACATGAGAATTAAACTAAAAAACACACCTGAGCAAGTAGAGCTAATCAAAGCTCTTGGCTCTAAAAACAGATTGGTTGCTGCTGAAGCTTCTGAAGCTTTTGCCGCTTTCCTCGGACCTGTTATTCAAAGAGTCATCTTGCAAGCTGGCACAGCCTCTCAGATTTATACTGATGCTCCATTCGATGAGAATGATTCACCTAGCTATCCTCTTGATCTCTATTACCAAGAACTAAATAATGGTTACGTTAGCGTTTGGTCTCAAACTCTTGCTGGAGGTTTGCCTTCTGCTCAAGACGTTTCTGCTATCCAAGAGCTAAAGATTGCTACTTATCGTCTTGATAGTGCTGTTTCAATTAATAAGAGATATGCTCGCCAAGCCCGCTTGGACATTATAGCTAAGTTGGTTGAGCGTATGTCTCAAGAAGTTCTAATTAAGCAAGAGCGTAATGCTTGGGCTGTAATTTTGAAGGCTCTCGGAGAGGCTTCTACTACGCCTCAAGGTGGTTCTGCCCTTAAGCACTACATCGAAGCTGGAACTCTCACACAATTCAAGCTTGATGATCTCAACAAGCTCATGACCCGCGTTAAGAGAGTTAATGAGTCTTGGGCTGGTGGTACTCCTGCTGACCCATACAGCACTGGATTGACTGATCTTTATGTCTCTCCTGAGATTAAGGAAAAGATTCGCGCTTTTGCTTATAACCCACTAAATACTGTTGGCGGTGTTCGCACTGTCACTGGAGGAAGTGGAGCTTCTGAAAGTGCTATCGCTCTTCCCGACGGAATGAGAGAAGAGATCTACCGTAACGCTGGCATGCAAGAGATCTATGGTGTAAACATCGTTGAGTTGATTGAGCTTGGTCTTTCCAAGAAGTACAACATTCTTTTCGATAACTACATCACCACTCTTCCAACCACAACTGGAACTACATTTGATCCTTCTGTTCATCAAGTTCTAGTTGGCGTAGATAATACAAAGGGAGCTTTGATTCGCGCTGTCGCTACTAGCTCTGAGACCGGAAGCCAATTCAACGTACAACCAGACGATCAATTCTTGCAAAGAAGCGATAAGGCTGGATTCTACGGTTCATTGGAGGAAGGCCGTCTCTGTATCGATGCCCGTGCTCTTTCCGGCATCATCGTTTAATAAATTAAACTCTAACAAACCCGCTGGGGAAACCCGGCGGGTTTTTTATTTGATATATTTCTTTTCTTAATTATAATTTATATATGGC